TACCACCAAGAGCGGTGCTCAGTGCAAAGCTCGTCCTGCTGAGGGAGAAAGTCTTTGTACTTTCCATAAGGAGTAGGCGTGAACATTGAGGACATGAGGTCATACATTCGATCTGTTGTCGAAATTGACAGCAGCGATATTTCGGATGTGACTTTAAACCGTTTCCTTGGTGAAGGCTACGACCAAGTTGTTTACAGCGAGAAACGCTGGCCTTGGTATGAAACAGAAACAACATTTACGACAGTTGCAGGGACTAAGGATTACACGTTAGCCACTGTTGGGGCTAGCGTGCAGAACACTGCTGCTCCTCCTGCCTATGTGGGGTTGAAAGAAATTCAGGCTTTGCGAACTGACGACGAAATTCTTCAGTTGTTAGGTCGAGATGAAGCAGACGCAATGTATCCGCTGAGTACGACAACTAGCGGTACGCCTTCTTATTGGAGTTATTGGGCTGACACAATACGGATGTACCCAACTCCTCCAGGTGGGGAAACTATTTATGTGCGTGGGTACAAAAACCCTACGCACTTTGGGGTGAATACCGTTGATGGGCTTAGTCCTGTTGATTTCCCTGAACCGTTTCATGTTGTTATAGCCACATATGGGATTAGTCGTGCATACGACCAGCAAGAAGATCCTGAAATGGCTGTTACCTATTTCAATACGTTTATCAGGGAACTTGATAATCTTCGAGCTAGATATCTTGATGCTCCTGCTCCGCAACCAATGATAATGAACTCACGTTCTTCTTCACGTTGGGTGCGAAACAGTTACTTACCTAACCGTCTTCGGTATTCCTGGGAGTAATAAGTGGCACGTCCTGGGTTTAAGCTGGAAATGCTTCAAGATTTTAGTGGTGGTTTGAACTTGCGTTCTGACCAGTTCAATCTTGCTCCTTCGGAGAGTCCTGCGATGTTGAATGTTGATGTGGACCCTCGGGGTGGCATCAAAATGCGTCTTGGTGTAAACGTGCGTAACGGAACAGCGTTGAATCAAGATGTTACTGGGTTGGCACAGTTCACTCCCGATGGGGGTACGTCCCGAGTTATTTGTTCGCATGGCACTACTGTCGCTGAGTCTGCTACAGGTGATTTCACTGCGCTTTCGGGAGTGTCGGTAACAAACGGTGATCGTTTGTACGGGCAAACAACTAACAACAAGTTTTATGGAGTTTCGGGAGATGCTGCGTCGTTTGTTTACGATGGAACAACTGCTTCAAACCTTGCGTCGAATATCAACGGTTCAGCAGGAAATTACCCTATAGCTAAATACACCTGTCATTGGAATAACTTTGCTTGGGTTGGTCACACTAAAGAAGGTGGCACTGAATACTCGAACCGTATTCGGTGGTCCAAAATTGATGACCCAGAAACATGGTTTGACTATGACTACATTGACGTAAACGTAGGTGAACGAGGGGACGAAGTGTCTGCTCTTTTGCCATTTGCTGACCGATTGCTGGTCTTTAAGACCAACAGCATTCACGCTTTGTACGGCAACACTGGTCAATCGTTCCAGATGGTCCCGTTGACTCAAGATGTTGGTTCGATTTCAATGTCATCCCCAGTTTCTACCCCGTATGGGGTGTTCTTCTGGTACGACCGTCAAGGCGTATGGATGTACAACGGGCAACAGTTTGTTTGGGTGTTTGAGAAACTTATGCCAGCCATTGACGATGGCAGGTTACAGTTCAACAGCCCACCGCAGCTTGCTTGGTTTAAGAATCGTTTATATGTTGCTGTTGACTGGGATGAGACAAGTGGTGGTAACGCTAAACGTCGGGTGTTGGTTTATGATCCGACGTTAGGCAACAACGGTGCTTGGACGATGACTGACATTGATGCAAATGTTTTGTTGACGTTTGCTCCGCCGAACGCTCCGCAAGCGCTTTTGGGAGGATGTGAAGAAAACACAGGTCGTGTTATTCATTTAGAACAGAATTTAGAAGCAGATTACTATGGTTCTGCTTCTTCTCATATAGATAGTTCATACACATCGAGTTGGCTTGTGGGTGGCAACCCGATTGTTAGAAAGCGGTGGGGAAAACCTCGTTTTGTTGTGAGTTCAGACAATACGGTTGCTTTGACAGCAAAGTTGTATGTCGATTACAACAGTTCTGATTACACGAAACAAATGCCTTTTGGTGTTCAAACAGAAGCATCCACAGGAGGCAGTTGGAATACGAGCACATGGGCAGCTACTCCACCAGCGGCTGGCGCTGTTACATGGGCTGGAGAACCAAACACTAGCGTCACAAACATTGAACGCCTACCAACACTTGGGACAGCCAAAGCTATACAAGTGAAGATTGATGGTCCTACTACCAACGATGAGGCTTGGGAAGTGAATGCTATGGCGTTTACATATCTACACAGGAGACTGCGTTAATGGTCGATTTCTCTTATCCGCATAGCGCTACCGCAGGTACGGCTATTGAAGCTTCAAAGCACAACGATAACTGGAATGAAGTAAAGAACTTTATTAATGGAGATGCGGGTAATCCTTCTACTTATCCAGGGTTGTTGAGAGCGGTTAATCCTAGTGCTACGGGGACGTTGACTGCTACGGGAACTGTTTCTCTTGGAGCAACAGACCATCTGTATCTGAACAGCACGCAACATAGCGTTATTGGTTTGAGTACTGGTACTGATATCAATGCTCAGACTGCTGGAAGTTTCTTAAAAGACTTAAACTATCGAGCAAACTTTGTAAGTTCTGCCGCTCCAGGCGGTGTTGCTGGTCCTGGCAATAACGTCCACTGGCTTTCTATGGGGTCAGACGTAACTTCTGGCGCAGATGCAGGAAACTATTTGTCTGAGAGTCACCGTTATTCAGTGTACTCTCGTCGTGCTGGCGACGGATGGAGTCCTGGCGGCGGCGCTGCACATCCAGGCCGTCCTTCTTCTGAATATCGTCTAGTTATCAACGGCTCAATGGCAATCCGTGGAGACATTATTGGTTATTCAGCTTTCAACGAAAGCGTGCCTGGGACTTCAAGTGATTATTTAGAAGGTGAAGGTACTCGTATTAATTGCCAGTGGTTGAATGTCGCAGCGAATGTTGACGTAAATGGCTACATCAGGGTGATGACCAAATACGATCATGCTCGTTTGTTTATGGGCAATGATTACAACCAGCCTGGTGAGGATTGGTTGGAATGGAACGACAATATTCATTCAAGTCAACCTGGGTTTGGGTTTCACGTAAATGGTTCTTCTTCTGTAAATGAAAGCGGTCGTATTCTTTCCATCTCGAAAGATGGGAGCAACTATGTAGATGTTCGTGCTCCTGTCCAAACCAACATTGGTAATTCAACTACTGCTGGTTGGCCGACGATCTCAGGAACCACAGCAAATATTGATACAAGCACTCAACGCCTTGGAGTTGCTTCTTCTTCTATTCGTTTCAAAGAAGATGTAGAAGATTTAGGAACAGAAGAGAACTGGGACAAACTGCGTTCGTTGAAGCCACGCACGTTCCGTTGGAACCGTGAAGTAGCTGATCGCTCTAGCTTGGATTATGAAACTCAGATCCCAGAGCCAGGGTTTATCGCTGAAGAAGTTCACGAAGTGGCACCTGATATGACGTTGTATGACGCTGAAGGTGACCCGATTGTGTATCGAGAGAAGTCGATGCTTGCGATGCTAGTTAAAGCAGTGCAAGACATCGACGAGCGGTTAGGGGCGCTTGAATAATGTCCACAGGAACCACGTATACCAGTGACGTAGGAAGAGGCACAAACCTCATATCTTATGCTGACGGTTTCCGTTATCAGGGAACGTGGTCCTCTGGCACCTCCTATTCAGTAGGCGACCTTGTTGAATACAGTGGCGCTTCATATGTTGCAAGAACAGCACACTCAGGGCAAACCCCAACTTCAGGTAGCAGTTATTGGCAAGTAATATCTCAATCTGGTAGCGCTGGCGGTCCTGGCCCTGCAGGAGCCGCTGGACCACAAGGACCATCTGGCCCGACAGGCCCAGCAGGTTCAACAATTCTGTACGGTATTGGCGACCCACAAGGTGTTACTGGTGTTGATGGGGATTATTACCTAAACACAAACAGCAACTATTTCTTTGGGCCTAAAGCCAGTGGTGTGTGGCCCCCAGGTTTCAGCCTTGTTGGGCCGCAAGGAAGCACTGGGCCGACGGGACCTACGGGTCCGACTGGCCCGTTAGGTCCCCCTGGAGGTCCCCCTGGACCAGTAGGACCAACTGGCCCCACGGGAAGTGTGGGTCCAGCAGGTCAAGCAGCAGGAACCGTAAATGGTGGTGTTGCTGAGTCAAATACAAATGGAGATTATGGAGGCGTCACACCTATTGACGCAGGAGGGCCAACGTAGTGCCTATTCAGATTCAATTCCGCCGAGGAACCCATGCCCAGTGGACGGCTGCTGATCCTGTCTTAGCTGACGGCGAAATGGCTATCCAAAC